GCTTATCGTCTGTATATCAAAAGTGGCAACGTCGGCATCGGGACGACGAGTCCGCAGAATCCCCTTAATGTAGTAGGTTATATCAATTCAACATTAGGATTTATAGTCAATTCATCAACAGGAATGACAGGGAACTTTTCTATGGGTTCTTGTTGGGTTGCATATAAAGGAGGGATAGCTTATGGAACAAACTGCACGGCTGCTTAAGGAAAAGTCGCCACCAGTCAGTGTAACTTTTGAGTTAATACAAATAGAAAGTTTTAAAAAGACATACTTTATATCAGCAATTATGGAGCAGGAAAAAATACAAGAAGAAATTGAATCTTTTAAAAAGGATTTGGTTTTGCATTATTCCTTAAGGGAAGTTACGATAAAAGGGCACCTGGCGAATATAAGGAGAATGATTCAAAATATACAAACCACAAATCCCACAAAGGAAGAAATAACGGATTATGTCTACGAGATTAGAAATTCAGACAAGAGTTCTTCTTATATGTGTAATACAATATCTTCTGTTGAGAAATATATGGATTTCAAAAGGCAATTAATGAGATTCGCCAAACCGAAAAGAATAACAAGATTAATTATAGAAATCTTAACTGAAGCAGAGATCTCAAGAATGATCAGTGCATGCAAGAATTTAAAAGAAAAAGCGATGATGGTTGTATTGGCTTATACTGGAATGAGGAATAGATCCTTTTGTGAACTTAAAGTAAGGGACATAGATTTTGGGAACAATGTTATATTTGTCAAAAAAGCAAAAGGGAAAAAAGAATATCCTGCAAATATCCCTTCTGAAGCAGTAAGGATTCTATCAAATTATATTCAAGAATACAACAAAAAGGAAAATGATTTCTTATTTACAACAAAAATAAGAAATAATCAGTATACAACTTCTGATATAAGGAAATTTGTTAAGACTCTCGGATCAAGAATCAAATTAGAAAAGAGGGTATATCCTCATTTATTAAGGCACGCCTTGGCTTCCAACATGAGAGGAAGAGGAGCGGATATAATCCTTATAAAAGAACAGCTTGGGCAGGATTGGATTGAAAGCACAATGACTTATTTATCAAGATTTCCTAATAGAATTAAAGCAGAGTTTGAGGTTTACAAACCAGCATATTTATAAAATGGTAGACAAACTAAAAGCAGGAATTATTGGAGTATTGAGTTTACTTGCAATATTTGGAGGAACAATACTTCTCACACAAGAAGAAGTAGATAATTCATATTACTGCCCTTCAACAAGTCAATGGGGAATATTCTATGGGGGAGTTAGTTCTACTGGATTGACAGCTTATCCTTACGCAGAAAACAAGACAAATTATGTCAGATGCACGAAATCGACGTGGGTCAAATTGGTTGATTATGCTGCTGAGTTAGGCATTACGCCGGAACAATTGATGGAACAATTGCCAGAGGAAGAAATAATCCTGCCACAGAACATAGGGAAAAAATATATCTGTGGTCAAATAAGTTGTGTAGAGGTGAAATAATGCCGGTTGAATATGCGAATGGATCAAGTGCATCGGGGGTTAATGGAGCAACAAATAGAGTTCTGACCCTTGCGAATACATCATTAACAGTACAAAATGATTTCTATGTCTATGTTAGTGGACTGTTATTGGCATTAACAGACGAATATACAGTAACACATAGCACAAGTGGAAGTCAGGTGACATTTTTAAACGGGTTATGGAATGATCTTGAAGTAATTGTAGTTTACAGAATAAAAGCAGGCTCAGGCAATGATTTCGAGAATGGACCATTGAATGATTTGGGAGTAACAGTTACAAGAACGCCTGTAACAGAGAGTGATTCCAACATAGGAGGCCAGAGAACATACACCGACGGAACAACAATTATGTTCACAGCAGTTATTAAAAATATAACAAAAGGATACTTCTTAGACAAGGCAGGAGAAACAATAAGAGCAGACGCTTTATTGATGGTTGATCCAGATACGACAATAAACAAGCACGACAAGATAGGATATAATTCACAGACATATAGAGTTGATGCAGTTAGTCCAAGAATATTCGAAGGGACAACACAATTTAAATCAGCTATTCTCTTTCTCATCACATGACAACAGATTTGCAATTAAAAAATGCATTAGAACAGGCCATGCCAGCAATAGGAAATAGGATCCAGACAGAACTCGTCTTGCGTGCACCAGTGCGAACGGGACGTCTTCGAAACAGTATTAAAGTAATTCCAAATAAAACAGGACTGGAAATATTTATGGTTGAATACGCTAAATATGTAGAATTTGGCAGAAATCCAAGGACAATTGTGCCAGTGAACAAGAAAGCATTGAAATTTAAGGTAGGTGGAAAAGAGATTATAGTCAAAAAAGTAAAACAAGGAGCAGTCAGACCGAACCCATTCATCAGAGAAACATTTCAGACCAAGGTTAAAAAGATAATTATTGAAGAATTGAATAATGTTCTTAATCCAAAGATTTAAATAATTAAGACATTTCTTAATTTTAACATATTCCCCAGTGATCCGTTGAAGCCAGAGTTTCCATGGAGACAAAAACAGAGGGTCACTGGATGAAAAAGCCAAGAGGCAAATTTTTTAAATCAGAGAAAGCTCCCAAGAGGGATCAAGATGACAATAAAATACTGCAAGTGCGGATGTGGAAAAGAATTAATTCAAAAGTATAAATGGTATATCCCCAAATATATACCAGGGCATAATGGTAGAGGAGAAAGACGTTCTGAAGAGAGTAAATTGAAGATAGGTTTATCAAGGAAAGGAAAAGAACATTCTGAAGAAACTAAGAAAAAACAATCTGAATTAATGAAAGAATGGCATAAAAATAATCCTCATCCAAGGGGATTTTTGGGAAAGAAAAGGACTGAAGAATATTTAAAAAATAGGTCGGAATTATTTTCTGGAGATAAAAATCCTAATTGGCAAGGGGGAAAGAGTTTTGAACCATATACAAAAGAGTTTAATAATAAATTTAAAAAGACAATCAGGAAAAGAGATAATTATATCTGTTTGAAATGCGGAAAACACCAGGAAATGGAGAGAAAAGCATTGACAATACACCATATAAATTATGACAAGCAATTAACTATCCCTCAGAATTGTTGTACTATTTGTAATAAATGCAATGGGGAAGTTAATTTTAATAGAAAACATTGGATTAAGTTTTTCCAGTCTTTACTTTCAGAAAAATATGGATATAACTATTCAGAAAATCAAGAGATAAAATTGGAGATAAAATATGACCGTAATTAACCCCAATCAGATTAAATCTGAACTTGTGGTATTTCTCAGAAACCAGGACATATTAACAATTACACAAAGAGGAGTCACAACCACAACATATGCAGCAACAATTGCAGGTGCTGGAACTGCAACAATCACCAGGATAAACGTCAAGAACATAAGAAGCATCACGGTTGATGCAACAACATTGGCATTTGGTACAGACTACACAGTCAACTATGGAACCGGAGCCACAGGATCAAACTGTGTGGTAACCTTTGCATCAAATCAATCAGGGGCACTTGTTATAACTTACGATTACGGAACGGACAAAATATGGCCAGACTTTCCAAGGGATGATCTGAGCATAAGCAGTTATCCAAGAATCGCAGTAGATATACTGAACATGCCATCGGATGCATTCGGGATTGGAGGAAGCCAGTTTATTTCTGACATTAATTTCACAGTTGTTATTTATGATGACAATTCAGATGACATTGATTCTTACATTTATTCAGTAAGAAACAAATTCATTTCAAATGCGAAAAGTTTTTATTATCTCAAATTCATTAAACCAACATTGACGGGGCCCATGATAAGTGATCCTGAAAAGAGAGATGAAATCATGCAAAGAAATCAGGATTTTATGAGCATGTTCAATACGGAAAGTTAATGATAATTAAATCAATCAGGAGGTAATACAAATGAAGAAAAAAATAGATAATGGTAAATTCGTATATTAGCGGAGCAGAGTCAACAGCTTTGTATGCTTTTGAGGATCCAGACAATTGGGCAGCTGCTGCAACGAGTCATACTGCGAGCAACGCGACAAAAGTACCATTCGGCCAGGGAGTTGAGATAAACATCGCGAGAAACAATAATGCAGAGAGGGTCTATGGAGTCGGAGCAAGAAACGCAACAGCCACAGTGAACAAGCAATATGGAGGAACATTGACTGTGAGTGGAGTGCTTTCAAATGCCTACTGGTTACTTGGAGTTTTGGGAGCTAATACAGATGGAGGAGTTGCTGGGACTTACACACACACATACACTGAGAATAATGTGTTGCCAAGCTTTACAGCATGGTTATCGCATGAACTCGGAACAACGGATGTTGGAAGCATAATACTTGGATGCAGGGTTAACACACTTACAATAAGCGCAGCAGTAAATGAGCCCTTGAAATTCAGCCTTGAGGCACTTTACAGATATGAATCATTGGGAACAACAGCAATCGCAGATACTGCGGACGTTGAACCGGTATTCACATTTGCGCATGGAAGCATAGAATTGCCAGACGGGACAGACATCGCAGCAGTGCAGAGTTTTGAACTGACAGTAACAAATACTTTATCAGCTGTTTATGGGGTGGGATCAAGATTCCCAAGTGATATTGTAGCATTGCAGAGAGAGTACAATTTCACGATGACTGCAGCATTCCAGGATCATACAGACTTGCTGACTTATTTCCTTAACGGAACAAGTTCAGCAACAAATCCATCAACAGGAAGCGGAACAGAGATAGCAACCCTTGAGCTCACTTTCACAAATGATGATGGGGATATTCTTGACATTAATTTGACTGGAGTTAAATTGAATGAAGAGAGTCTGCCTCAAAACATCGGAGAAGTGGTCAAGGAAGATGTAACCGGATGGGCAAGAGCATGCACGAATATCATTTATACAAATGATATCCAAACAGCCCCAGCAGAGGCAACAAACGTTTAATTTTTATTTTTTTAATCTGCAAAAATTAAATCCAGGAGGGAAAAAATATGGAAAACCAAGAGGTAGAAAGGCAAGCGCCTACATTAAGACTGAATGATAAGAACGAGGTAATCGAAGAGACAAAGGACGTTCCAATAATAATAAACGGAACTCAGGCTTTTGTTTCAATAAAGAAGCTTAGCACGGGGGCCAGGAACAAGATTAAGGCAGAATGTACGCAGACCAAGATTGTTGGGGGCCAGCCGCAGGTGATAGTGAATGACCAGGAAATTCAAGAGAAGATCCTGAACGCATGCATCATAAAAGCACCGTTCGATGTGACAGTCAACGGAATAAAGAAACTGCCGGCAGAAGTCAGCGATTACTTGTTTGATGAATACCAGGAATTCGCAGAACCATCTATTAAAAAAAAAGAAGAATAACCGAGGCTTTGAAGGGGCACCATCTTGATGATCACGAGATATCAAGGGAATTGATGTATTGGACCTTTGCGCATTGCTTTGGTTATACACCAGAACAAGTAGACAAACTTCCGTACGACAGGATGGTTTACATGCTTGCACTCGAGCAGGAACAAAACAAATTAGAGAGAGCAAAATAAATGACAGACGGAACATTCAAAATTGAAGTCCCGATCACCATAAAAGGTGGAAGGACCGAAGGACAAAAGATAGGAGAAAACATAGCAAAGCAAATAGAGAAATCCATGAGATCCCTTGGTTTTGGAAAGGGAGCAAGCACAGCAATAGGAAAGACAGCCACAAGCCCTGGTGGATTCGGATTCGAGAAGATAGGGAAACTTTTGGGAAGATCAACACTTATTCTTGGAGCAGTCTTGGGAGCATTAGTAGTTGCAGTCAAATTCCTTGCGAAAGCAAGCCCATATCTTAAGGGAATATTGGATGTTTTTGGAAGGGCAATGATGATATTTTTCAGGCCATTTGGGGATTTCCTGGCCACATTATTGAGACCACTTGCTATATTACTTCTGAGAGCAGCTGTGAAATGGCTTGCATTTGTAAGAAAACCACTTCCAGAGGGAACTCCGCAGATACCGGAAATAGGAAATTTATTTGCAGACATTCCAATCAAGATCGCAAATGCATTCCTTGGCCTTGGAGGGAAGATAGGGCAGTGGATTTATGATGAGATAATAGTCCCAACAGGAATAGCATTGGCACAAGAAATCATTAAAATCTGGAACTGGATCGAGGATTTTCCGGGATGGGTCTGGGAGAAGATCACGAGCATCTGGAACTGGTCACAGGATATAGGTGCATGGTTATGGGGAAAGATCACAACAATATGGAATTGGGAAAATGATGTAGGTGCATGGTTGTGGAGTAAAATTATGACAATATGGAACTGGACCTTTGATTTCGGAACATGGATATGGGATAAAATAACAAGCATCTGGAATTGGACCTATGATTTCGGAGCATGGTTGTGGGGAAAAATAACAAGCATATTCCCCGATAGAATTAAAAAAATTCTTGGTATAGAAAGTGGAGAAGGCCAAACTGGAATAGCAAGAGTGCAATCAGAGGGACTTTACAAATTGCATCCAGGAGAGCAGGTAATCCCAAGATCAAGAGTCGGAGAAAGATCAGTCATATTCAAACCAACATTCCAAATAAGTACTGGAGGAATGTCTGAAATAGACATAGACGAGATGGCCAGGAGATCTGGAAGAATGGTTGAGATGGACCTTAAAAGGAGGGGAATAATTTAATGGGAAACACAACTCTTGGAGGGATCACAATACATGATGGAACAGATGACATAATCACAGACAACACAGTAAGAAAAGAATCTGTTCTGGCTGTTTTGCCTCTTTATTTATCAGATTCCGATGCAACAGATGTTATGGATTTTGGTGGGGTGGTCAAGACAATAACTCTGACTGGATATCACATAGATACTTCGACTGCAAATTTAAAGACTTGGATTGATTCATTGGAAGCATTGCAACAGGGCCATCAGGATACCGGCGCAGGAGCTCCGTATACTTTTGTGGATGATTTGAGGGGAACAATAAAGGTCAAAGTCATAGACTTCAGTTCGACATGGGTCGAAGCAGATCCGAGCAAAGTCTCATGGACAATTAAACTGGTTCAATCAAGCGAGAACGCATAATGGCAAAAAGAGTTTATAGTTCAGCAGTCAAGAAATGGGCGATCGGAGCAGGCGTGACTGGCGTACCTTTGGCAATTCTTTTATTTTGGTATCTTTCATCTTTGGGTGCGATAACCATAACTGGATTCTCCGGAGATCAGATCTGCTCAGGAACAGTTCAGGATCCTTGCATAGCATACATTAATATGACTGCCAAAGAGGACATATTCATCTATCCAAACGAGAATTGGTCAGGCGGATTTTATATGAATGGTTCGGTCAAATCAACAAAATTATACCGTAGCTGGGGCACTGGATGGAGAGAAATAAATCTTACAACAAATTGCAAAGGAACCTGGTGCGGAGCTCCAGATAATTCAGGAAAAACAGTTTATTCATTTGCATTCAGAAATAACAAAGAATACCAGCTGAAGTTTGAAGTTTTAAAGAATAATCCAAATGAAAGTATTAAGTGGGGATTTGCTAATCTTGACCCAATTTTTTATGGAATAGACAATCAATATAAAGAATATTCAGAAAAAAATAGGGAATTTTTTATAAAAGATAATAATTTTAATACCATTCTTTTCTCTGGGAAACTTATTTCAGATACTCATTTAAAAGTTAATATTGGTTATCAAAAAGTCGCTGAATTTGAAGTAAATAGTTCTGTAAATTTGGATAATTTTATGACAAATATAGAATTATATGATCTAAATAATAATAGTAGAATAATAAACAGAATTTTATATTTTAAGTATATGGATTATGAAGATAAATTAATTTATGATTATGAAATCTTTTGTGATAAATCAATCCTTGTTAATGGAACAGAAATTCAGGAATGTGTCCAGGAAATAACTGGAAACCATATTGAAAAAGTTGTTATATGGAAAGATTTTAATAAATCATTTTTTAATTCAGGAAATAAAAACATGGGAATTTTCACCAATGTTGAAAAAGGAGATTATATAGAATGGATTCCTACCTTTTATGATTTTAAAATCACAGAATGGGCAACTTGGGGTAATATCTCAACAGGTAGTCAGGCAGAAGTAATTTTAATTTCTCCTGCCGATAAGAATATTACAACAATTAACACTGTTTTTTATAATGCCACAGCCAACATAACAGGAGGTGCGGGATTGGTAAATATGTCCTTATGGACAAATTCAACAGGAACATGGCACTTAAATGAAACAAAAACTATTGGAGAAGGTATATCTTCTGTAATTCAATCTCATAATCAAGCAACAACAAATGATGTAACTGAAACTCAACCACTTGGAAGAGGGTTCAAGTTTGTTGTCAATCAAAATGTTACATTAGTAAAAGCAACAAAGTTTGCTCTCACCACTGCTGCAACAATGGATTTATACTATTCAAACGGAACATCAATTGCAAATGCAACATTGACGAGTGGAAATGCCTCTTTTAATATTCCATTGGTTGCAGGACAAACTTATTGGCTTTGTGCAGGAGGATTGACACATACCTCATGGAAAGCATCACCTACTTATCCTTATAATGATACTTATGTGAATTTTACAAATGGAGTTCATTGTGATGATTTTGGGGCAACAGAAAATGTAATAAGAGAGATTTTAAGCATAACAGTTAATGCCACAACACCACAGACATTCTCCGTTCAGAACTTCTCAAAGATAATTCCAACAACGAACACAACATGGAATGTTCAAGCATGTGACACAGATGGGGCTTGCGGATTTGCAGTGAATAATAGAACAATATGGTATACCCCACCAAATTTAATATCTTTTGTAAACCCAACGGCAGCAAATGGAACGATTTTTAATAGAAATTGGATATTTATGAATGTAAGTGTAACAGAAACAAATTTCCAGAACCTCACATTCAATCTTTATCACTTAAATGGGACATCAATTACCTCTATAACTTTTACGAATTCAACGAGACAAATCAATGTTACGGGATTAGCAAACGACATTTATTATTACAATGCAACCACATTCGATATGGTAAACAATTCAAACTCAACAGAGACAAGGGAAATTAGTTTAATAACAAGCATTAGTGTTTATTTTAATAATACCCTTGGAAACGTGACGGCAGAAAGGGGGAATATTTCCATAAAGGCAAATGGGACAGGGAATGTTACAATATGCTTTGATATAGACGGACCAGAATACAGCACAAATTATTTCTGCACTGGAGGAGAAACAATTTATATAACCCCCAATTTCACAAAGCAATTATTCTCAGATGGAACATTAAGCCAGGGATTCAATTTCTCAAATTTAAGTTCCAACAGTATAACAATTGCATCGCACAAATATGATGAACCACAATCATTAAAATTCAACATCACCGGAGTAAGCAACCCATATGATACAACAATATTCTATGCAAATTCAACACCAAATTTATCAAACAGCACGCAGTATATCCCATTAATTGACAGATGGTATGATGGATATTTGAATAATTCAAGGATTTACCTGAACGCGGATCAGGATGGAAATACACAGAAAAACCTTACTTATGCATTCGGATATAATTATACCATTTATTTTGTCCTGGATGACATCTTTAAAATAAGGGATGTTTACAGCTTCCTTTTAAACTTGATCGGATTCCCATCAGGAGTTGAATACAAGGAAGGAAATAATACGATTGGATCAGTTGGATTTGATAGTTATATAAATATCAGCACAGATAGCACTACACATCAGGATTTTTCAGGAGTTATCATGGCAAAGAATGTTTCAAGACAAATGTACCTTTATGACAATCTTACAGATAGCAGCGGAGTTAATACAACACTCTGGAAAAATACATCATGTGTTATAGGACCCCCAACAAGTTGTACAGCAGAAGTTAGTGGAAGCGGACCCACTGGAGGAGCAAGAGGAATGAACACTTTTGTGTACACCATTGATGGGACAGGAATACTTGGAACAACAGTTGTATCAAGATACAACTCTTTAAGTTATCCTGAATCAGATATAGTAAACTTATCCATAAATTCTACATTGGTTGTTGAAAAAGATTCTAATGATGATGGACAAGCAACTTGGCACCTTAAGTATGGTGGAACTCAGATATGGTTTGCCAACGCATCTGTTGAAAGTATAAATGTAGACGAGCAGACACGTACAAATTTAACAATTATGATTACAAAAGTAAATAGAACCACTGCCGAGAGAAGGCTATGGGGATATGAAAATAAAACAACGCTGGATCCACCAAGCTCAAACGCCAGCACGAATTATATGTTCTCCGGAGAAGCATCATACTTCACGATAACAAATAATTCGGCAGGATTTGCATTTGATGCAGATGCAATAATAGAACAAGATGATCCTGTAATAATAATTAATATAACAACAAGAGAAGTGAAACACACAAAATCGACAAGGGCAAATTCAACAGTGGTATCTAACTCGGTTTATGATACCGGGGGAAAAATAGAATCAGTTATTGCAAACTTCTTCGGGCAAAATGTAGCCGGAGAATCATTAACCTTTTATGCAAGCGCTGACGACGGAGCAAATTGGGAAACCGTCACAAACGGAGTGTCTCATACTTTTGTTAATCCAGGGCAGCATCTGAGATGGGGAATGACAATAAATATTACTGCACCAGATAACTACAACTCAACTACACATTTATGGGGAGTCAACTTATCTGTGCCGGCAGGAAATACATCAAACATCACAATAGACTGGGGAGATGACGGAATAATTGATTACACTTACTCAGGATATTTCGGGCAAGCAAATGGCACGCAGCAAGCCAATCTTTCAAACATAGATATATCTGATTTATTTATCTCGACAAACAAGAACACATCAATCAATTATGGGCATACATATTCAATTCCTTTGAAGATAGCCTCTGATTCACTGGGATTGCTTGTAGTGGAGAATTTTAACATGACTTATGATCCGAACCCGATAGAAATAAATGTAAGCAGGAATTTGTCAAATGTTTTGGGAAATTCAACAGCAAATGAATCAGGATTCAGGATCCCAATAGCAACAATAAATTCAACGACAAGCCAGGCCCGGATCAACATATCAAACATGGTTTATGCTTATCTGGGAGGAAGATGGGTTCTTAACGTAACTGCGCATGATACAAATTACACAGTAAACCAGACACATAATATAACTTTTTACAGATCCAGTTTCCTTCAGAGATTGCCTTATACTTGGACAGACCTGATTTTCTTCCTGCCAAGGACAAACAGCTCAAAGAATGTATCGGCATTCGGACAGACATCAACAATTCCTTTAATTAATATCACAATGACAAATTATGCAAAGAATGCCAATTTATCAATAAGAATAAATGAAACATTTGCATGCCTGAATCTGACATGGGCAGGCAATGGCACGAAGCCACTGACTGGAAATATTATAAACACAACAAATCAGCAGATAGAAAGCAATATAGGATATCTGCATAATAAAAGCATCTTTATATGGGCTGACTTAAACAACTGCAACGCAACGAACCAAAGGATCCTGCAACCAAGAGTGGACATAGAATCTTATTGCATAGATTGCTTGAGGTAAACATGATAAAATCTAATCAGATATTAATTCCAATTCCAAAGACCAGAAATACACATTGTATTGTGACAATTGCAGGAGTGGATGTCACAAAAAGAGTAATAGACAGCTCTTGGGTCTTGCCTGTGACAAACGGAATAGGGACATTTACAATTAAAATATCCAACGCAAAAAGCCAGTTCTCTGGGAATTATAGCCCTGGAGATACGGTTAAATTTTATGCAGACAATACCGACGGAACAACGCTTCAATTCTGGGGAAGAATAGATTATGTAAAAGATGATATCAGTGAAGATGGCCAGTTTCTTAATATAGAGGGACGGCACAGAGCATTCCTTTTAAATGAATACCTGATAAACCATTCGGCCACAAATACTGCCACATCACAGATATTAAAGGATATCATTGACAGCCTCCCTGAAAGTTATGGATTCACTTATACAAACGTCCAGACAGACACTACAACAATGAACGTTGAATGGAGCTATAAGCCATTTTGGGACTGTGTGGTTGAATTAAGCAATAAAGCCGGATTTGATTGCTACGTAGATAATAACCTCGATTTCCATTATTTTGAGGAGAATTCAATAGTAAACAATGCAGACGCAGTATCAGAAGGAGACAATTTTATAACAGGGAAGGATCTTGGAACAAACGATTATTATGAAAAAACCAGAGTAATTGCAATGGGCCAGGACTCATCCGGATTGCCGATAATCTACACAGCGATAAGCTCAACAGAAGGAGATATCCGGGAAATTTTCATAAAAAATACATCTGCAAACACTTATGAAAAAGTCCAGAATATTGCCGAGGCAAAATTAGCAGAAGTGACAAATCGAAACATCCAGGCAAAAATAATCTCATTTGGATTGGAGACAATCAAACCGGGAGATAATATCTGGATTATAATCCCCCGGCAGAAAATAGCCGGACAATACAAGCTCATCCAAATCACCCATAAATTTGGAATGAAACAAGGAGGCTGGCGAACCGAGATTGAGATAGAAGAGCAGGAGACAGGAATATTCACGGCAATCCAGAACCAGGCAGTCACAAGCCAGCAAATTGTAGAATCACAAAACGTGCACAAATTGAATTATTCTTATAACTTTGATTTTGATTCAGATTCAGGCAGCCATAGCAACACAGTGATCACCAGAGGAGTTTTAAAGACAGACGGATCCTCATCAGGAACTTGGATAAGCCCGATTAGAACAATAACAACCCCTGCAACAGCATTCGAGTTAAGGACCGCCGGAGAGCAGTTAACCAATGCGGTAGTTTATCTTGCAACAGATGGAGGGGCAGTCTGGCACCAAGTTTCTCAGATAAACCAGGATTTTACAATCACATCAGGAAGATATTTAAGGTTGAAAGTCAAATTCAGTTCAGCAAGCGCGCAATTAGACAGCCTTGCTTTGTTATATTCATAGGAGGAAAAAATGGAAATCACAGAATTGTGGCCTATTGTCGGATTGCCTGTTGTAAGATCAGTTGCCGGATGGGTTGAGAATGCACTGGATGACGGAAAAATCAGCGCATTTGAATGGCAGCAACTTGGAGCAACAGTTTTCAGGGTAGGATTCATGGGAGCTGCAGCATTCTTCGGGCTTAGCGGCCTGGGAATAGATGTCAGCGCACTTGGAGCAAGCGCAAGCGCAGTAGTCCTGGACTTTATCCTTAAAGCATTCAAGAAGAAATAGACTTTAATTGACCGGAATAACAACTCTCCAAGCTGGAAGGCTGGTTAATTTGAGTGATTATTCCGTCAATTGGCATGTTTTCAGTACGGAAAATCAATATTTAAATGTATTCCCATGGTCAAAAAGGATAATTTCAGGGAGAAACGGAAGGCACTCGAGATATTAGCCAGCCAAGGGATCCTTTATTGCGAGAAACATGAGGATTCGGTGGATCCTCGCATGTTTTATAGGAAGAGATGTTATTCAAGCCAGAGGGATGGTTATGAGATATGCCTTTATTTGAGGCTCCGGGCCAGAACGGGGAATCTTCAGGATTAAATAGTTTTTTAAAGACTGGTTTCTTGAATAATAGATGGCAGAAACAAGCCATTCTTCGCAATCCCAACCCATGGGTAAATTAAATGTGCCTGAAAAGGACAAAATAGGAGGTTAAAAAATATGGGAAAAGAAAACGTTTGGATATACGCCTTGCTCGTTGCAGTGTTACTGGTTAGTGGGGCAACATTGTTCGTGCCAAGAGGATCCCCAGACGTCGACTTAAGTGGCATAGAATCAAAGCTTATCACACTTGGACAGCAAACAAGTGTAAATACCGTTGCAATAGCCAGTCTTGGCCAGACAGACTCTGGAACCGAGACTTCAGTCCAAGTTAGTCCAGGTGCATACACCTTGACACAGGTTGAATTCGAGGACCAGGCAGTTGAAGTAGAAGCTTTGAGACTTGCAACAGAATCTGTAAATTCCAAGGATTTCAAGAAAGCTGCACTTGTGGCCCTTGAAGATTTCAATGTTACCGGAGTAGAAAGCTACAGGGACATAACCTTAAAGGTTTTGGATGTTGATGCAGATGGTGACGAAGTCACATTTGATATCAAAGTTCTTTATTTCCTTGATGGAGATGCAGACGAGACAGAATCCGCAAGACTTACTGAGTTTGTGGTCACAGTAGATGACCTTGACTTTGATGAGGAATTCGCAGATGCAGAAGTCGACGAAGCATACCTTGATGATCTTGAGGTATTGAGAGTCTACAATTAGTAGACTTAATCTACTTCTTTATTTTTTTATTTTATTTTTTTGAACCTTAGCAACAGCTTTATTCAGATTAATGATAGAAACCCATGAAAAGGCATTATTAAGCCAGAAAGGCATTGAAAAACAGACCAGGATGGGCAAGGTTAGAGGTTTGAACCCAGAATGGGGGCACAACTTAGGGGGTACCATTCAAACAACCATTTAAACGATTTCTGCAATGAGCATTTAAAGGAAAGAAAGACCCTCTGTCCTTGACTTCCTGTGGAAAGTGGGTATGTATGTATGTATGTTAATGACATAACATATAACATATATGACATAACTTATGTCGTTAACTAATTTAAGAGGAAGAGATTTTGCAGTGGAAATGAAGGTGTGTCCAAAAAGTGAGATGAGTAGCACATTTTAAAAAGGAGAAATACGTAGAAGTTTGGAGATGGCAAGACCAAAATTAAAACAGGGCAGCAGAAAAGGATTTTATCTCGACGCTGAAACGATAGAACAAATAAAAAGAAATGCATCAATTAATGAAATGTCGGAAAGCCAGTACGTTGACTTCTTAGTACAAAAAGAAAATTTATCTCAAAATCCCGTTGCGCAGATTAAAGACATCCAACTGAAAAAAGAGCAATTACAAGTCAAGATAACTGAACTTGACAAGAAGGAAAAGGAAGCAGTAGATCACGCGACTTGGGTTCATCGATTTCAAGAAGCCAAGCGAAACAAACTTCCAACAGCATTGAAATTTATATCTGAAAAAATCCTACAAAAAGATATGGATGGAATCGAAACTGCTGCAAAGGCATGGAGTCGAATGACGGGCGTTCCTGCCGTAAGTCTAATCATACAAGCCCAAAAGAAAATTGAAGGAGATGGAATATGAAAACTAAAGGATCCTTTGAATACTTAGATGATTCCGCGGCCAGAATATTCAGATTAGTGAGTCATACTCCCAGGACAAACAATGCAATAACATTATTAGCCAGGAAAAAATATTATAGTAAAATACATCCTAAGACAGTAAAAAGGTTGTTAGAACAACTGCAACAGAAAGGGTTGATTAAGGGATTTACAGTCGGAAGGACGCTTGTATGGCAGAAGGAGAGGGCAAAATAATGGAATTTTTAAAAAACAAAATGAAAACTAAACAAGAAAGAAAAGATGAAGTTTCGGAAGAGTATAAGAAAATAATAGACACAGCTTTGGAAGAGTATAAGAAAATAAGAGACCCAGCTTTGGAAGAGTATAATAAAATAAGAGACACAGCTTCGAAAGAGTATAATAAAATAAGAGACACAGCTTCGAAAGAGTATAATAAAATAATAGACCCAGCTTGGAAAGAGTATGATAAAATAAAAGACACAGCTTGGAAAGAGTATGAGAAAAAGTGTAATGAAATTGATGCTGAAGAAGAAACTGCATGCCCAATTTGTGGAAAATGAAAACTAAACAAGAAAGAAAAGTTGAAGCTTATGAAGAGTATGATAAAATAGGAGACACAGCTTTGAACGAGTATCAGAAAATAAAAGACACAGCTTGGAAAGAGTATAAGAAAAAGTGTAAGGAAATTGAAAATAAGATAAAAGATAAAAAGGTTGGTTGTGGAGAAATAATAGATTTTTATCAGCCAAGAAGAACAGAGGTATGTGGAGCAAATAATTGTTTTTGTGAAAAGTGTGAGGAAATTGATGCTGAAGAAGAAACTAAATGTCCAACTTGTGGAAGGAGCGATTGATATGGGAAAAGATAATACTTCTCCAAAACATCCTATCAAAGTTTCAGGAGAATGGAAGAAATTCAAACCTAATAGTCAGCCTTTGGATAAAACAGACGGTCACACACTGAAAAGTTTATCTGACGCTGGCGCTCAAAGTCAGGACGAACAGGCGAGAAGCCGAAAGGCAGATAGCACTTTTAACAGAGTGACTGGTTACGCCTTAAAGCCCAAGAGCAATAAACGGGGTGGTAGTCCTGACACTCAAATTCTTGAAGACAAAAGACTTTGTAAAAGTTGTTATCATTTTAAATCTATAAATGATTTTAGAAATAGAGAAGATAAGAAGACAACTAATTATTGCCTTGAATGTGAAAGAGCAGAAAGGAAAGAATATGCTAAGACTTATACTAAAGACCCTCTGAAAGCAAGAGCAAGGAATTTATTATGGAATTATATTAAATCAAATAAGATTATTATAGAAAATTGTTCTCAATGTGGTAGTTCTGAAAATGTTGATTTACACCACCCAGACTACAATAAACCATTAGAGTTTGTTTCTCTTTGTCATAAATGTCATATGAGGTTACACAATGGAGAAAAGTAATTCGGGGGATTTTTGTTTGTCTGATGAGTTTGTATTGAGTGATAGAATTAGAATAAATCAAATTTATCAAAGAAATGTAGGGAAGTATTACAGATATAAGAATTTTGCAGAAGAAGATGTAAAAGAATTTGTGCGTCTTTTAAAGGTTCAAATAGATATTTCCTCTTTAATTTCAAGAGGAGTTAAAAATAATCTAATTTCCAAAGTTAGAAAACTGGCAGGGGGAAAACTAACAGATAGGAAAACCATAACAGATTTAGATGTTGATTGGCTTGGACCCACAACAGAAAGAATGGCGGGGGAGAAACTGAAATGAAGAAAACTACAATTAATGATTTGAAAAGAAAGATTGTTTCTTTAAAAGCAAATAGAGATGACTGGATTGAAGAAACAAAGTTTAGAGAAGAGGAAAGTGAAGTATGGAAGAATGCTTATAGACAATTAAAAAGAAAACTGGCGGGGGAGAAATTAACAAAATGAAAACCGACGAAGACATTTTGAAAGAAGTTAAGAGTTTTGGTTATGATAAATATATAAATATAGATGAAATTGTTAAAAAAGCAATCTCCCTAACAAGACAAGCCGAGCAAAAAAGGATTTTGGAGTTGATTAATAAAAAGAAACAAAGAAGAATTGATTATCTTTTACAAGAGAATTCTGGGGAAAGTATAAGTAAAGCAGAACAACTCGCAGATGAATTAGATGAAATAGACACTCTGGCGGGGGAGAAGCTGATATGAAAACTTGTTATAATATAAAACATAAGTTATTTTATAATTATGCTTGTCCAAAATGTAAAAAGTATTGTAGCAGAAGAAAATCTCCCTTAAAAGATGGAAGTTGGTGTCATTGTAAATGTAAACATAATATTTTTTGGTGTCATAAGTGTAAGAAACCTGTTAGAATTGTAAAGGGGATTTATTATTTTTGCAGGGGGAAGAAATTAATATGAAAACCGACGATGATAATATTTTAAAAGAAGTTTATGCTGATGATTTTAAGATAATAAAAGTGTTTGAGATAAAAGATGGTGAAGATATTGAATTATTCAGAAGAGCAAAAGATAATGAGACAAAAGAAGCAATAATTAAGATGAGAGAAAATAATCAGAAAGTTATTGATTATCATAAGGAAAAAATAGAAAAAGGGGAAAAAGCAATCTCCCTAACAAGAAAGGAATGTGATAAAGAGTATTATTTAAATAAACAATCAAAAGAGGTTTTAAAATTAATGGAAATGGCAAAAGAAAGTGGAAAGCAAGCCGAACAAAAAAGGATTTTAGATTTCCTAATAGGTTTAAGTGTTTATCTTAAAGGAAGTAAAGGAATAGTTGTAAAGAGATTAGAGCAGAAAATAGAAGCTTTGAAAAAAGAGATTTTAGGAGAGAAGAAATGACATACTCCCACACCCTAAATGAATGCGAACTCCCAAGCGTGGTAGTTCGGAAGGGTAGGGTATCTTAAAGAAAATGGACAAAAAAACACAAGGAAAGAAGAATAGAGTTGCAGGGGCCAGATTCGAATTAAGCGTACGAAAGGATCTTGAGAAGAGTGGATGGATCGTTTCAAAATGGCAGAACAATGTTGAATTTGATAGAATAATTGACGAATCAGAAAAAAAAGGGAAGGGAATTTTGATAAAAAAAATGCATATTCAAGGAAGATTAATCCCTACCAAAAGAAAATTTAACCCATTCAAGAAGGCATTGGGGTTAGGGACAGGATTTCCAGATTTTATTGCTTTAACAAGAACAGATTCTAATGCTACATGGCCAATACAGAATGAAGATGGAACTTTTGGTCTTTCTGGAGTAAGATGTTGGATAGGAGTTGAAGCAAAATTGAATGGATATCTTGACAAAGAAGAAAAACTGAAATGCAAATGGCTATTGGAAAATAATATATTCAGTAAAATATTAATTGCAAGAAAAGGAGAAAAGCGCGGAGAGATCATCTACGATGAATTTAAATGATAATCAGGATGTCCCTAACAGTAATGCGGGAAAGGAGTGTTCAATGTCCTTCATACATCCTGGTGTAATTCTGTAACCGACGTGTAGTAATCATAAAATAGGATACTTAGCAATTTATAGCAGGTTTTTTAAAGGGATTATGCGTGTTAGATTCACATAAATTAGAGGGATACAAAACGCCCTCAAGGAGACAACATGACAGGAAAAAAGACAGCCGGAAAGACGGCAAAAAAGATAGAGCTTGCACCGGGAGTTTCTCTCGAGGTAAGTGAGATAAAAGACAGAGTGGTTCTGGCCTTAACGACAGAACAAGCACAAAGACTTCTGAATTGGATGGATGGAAAAATCCTATCCAGCGATGATGCAATAAAAAGCATCGCACAGAGAATACAAAAGACCCTTAACAAACAAAAAGTTTTAAGGGAATTTGAGAAGCAAGGCATCAAGCCAAGCAAAGAACAGATAGTTAAAGCCTTGGAGGTGGCAAACGGAAAATGAAAATACAAGGAATAGTAAACGGATCGAGCGCGCCAAAAGAGTTCATGGGAGTGATGCAGATTGGGTTCACTCTGATGGCGGATACCAAAAGATGGTACAACGTCCAGGGAGAAGAAGAAGCCTTGATTGAATTAAGAGAGGCAGTAGTCACGAAAGGCGCAGAGATTAGCTTCGAGTACGAAGAGAAGGGAAAGCAAGTAGGCACCATAACTCTGGTAAGCCTGCCTAAGAAAGATGAGAAAAAAGGGGATTGGGCAACAGAAATGACAAGCTTTAAACAATTGCTTGCCAGTGCACATGAGAAGTTTGGAGAAAAGATGCATATGAGATCGGATTTTGTAAGGGATGAAAACGGAAAACCATTAGTAGACTTTGAGAAGAAGATAGCTGTCTTCAACGCACAAGTCTACATAAGAAGAGATGCCCAAAACACCCAGGTGTTTGAAGCGGTTGGGGATGCCATAGGGGACAATGTAACAGGAGACAAAATAAAACCCCATTGGTTAAGAATGGCGCAGACAAGAGCTTATGTAAGAGCCTTGAGATTTGCTACGAATGACGCCTCTGTGGCCATCGAAGAAACAAATGAAGAAGAAAATGAGGTGGAAGAGACTGGTGGACAGAAGATTGGCGGTGGATTAATTGCAGCACAAGCCGGAGAGGACCTGAGAAAAGTAAAGGAAGACAAGGAGGCAAAGAAAGATGGAAAGAAGTAGGCACATACAGATGGTAGAGAATGCGTTTAGCCAAGTGCATCCTGCTTGGGAAGAAGAAGTAAGAGAAAGAGAAGAGTTGCAACAGATCCAAGAAAGAGGGCTTGAAATGAACATGGAAGCCAGGACAAGAACCTTGCCAACTGCCGAGGAGGTCTTAAATGACCTCTGTCAGGCAGAGGAGGAACAATGAAAATAACAAAGAAAGAAATGTCTACTGATGATCCAGACTACAGAGGAGCAAGTAGAATATTTAAGATGTCTGATTTTGATTATAAAACTTTGGAATTTACAAAAACCCAGACAGATAATGCCTTATTCACAGAAGAGATTCCAATATCTTGCATTATGATAGAAGATTTCGCAGATAGTATAACTTTACATTTTGGAAATTTATGCCATATACATCTTGATAACGAACAATTCAAAAAATTCAGAGAAGGATTGGATTATATCGGAGAGGCAGTTAAAGAATGGGATAATGCAATAAAATTAAAGATGACAAAAAAAGAAGATAAAGAATGGAAGAGACTTGAAAAAGAAGAAAGAAAGCAAGCAAAGAAAGCACATGAATGGTATGAGAGGAATAAAATATGAAATGCCCAAAATGCCAAAGTGAAGACATATTTGTATTAAGCGCAGGAGAGATCCTCTGCTTAAACGAAAAATGCTTCGCGGTATCGGTACCTGAAAAAGTAGTACAAAATCAAAGTCAAGAAAAAATTGCTAAGAGTGCAGACGGCGTAGGAGAGTTACCTACTCTTGACACCTGCAAGGGTTCGGAGGAAACATGGGGTCATTAGCAGAGAGACACAAGCACAGAGACATGCCACGAGGTTGGAATGACCACGAGCCGGAGAAGAAACCACAAAAGACACTTGACGATTTCAAACAAAAAAAGAAGATAAGTTTCTGTCACAAGTGTGAAGGGATTACTATAGACATCAAAGGAGCAGTAGGAATAATAAGGTGTTCAAGATGCGGAGAGTTCAAATGAGCCAAGCAGAAATAATCAAAGCACTGAAAAAAGGAGAATGGATGGATGTTAAGGAAATAGCAAAAAAGATAGGAACTAAGAATGTCGGATTAGTTAACAGAAGTCTTGCCATACTTTTCAAATGGAACGAAGTATTCAGAATGGAAAAAGCACCAGGAAGAGGTTATCTTTGGAGGGGAAAATGAAAACAATCAAAAGTCCAGAAGTCATAGAATTGCCTCCGATAGAACTCAACGAAAGGACTGTAATCAGATGGAGCGAACATTACAAGAGGCTTGAGGGCACGAAAGGAGAGAAGACAATACAATCAAAGGCCAGATCATTTCTAAGAAACAAATGCATAGAGTATGATCCTGCTGGAGAGAAATACGCAGAAAGAACACCAGGAGACTACGAGGACCATAAGTTCATCTGCAAACCGATTCCAGGATACAATTCTACGACTTACAGAATGTGGCACAAAAACGGAGAGTTCGAATGTAGTTGTCAATTTTATCAAACAACAAAAGCGCAATGTTCTCACATAACAGCTTTATGGCTTTTCTTGAAGATACTCAACTATAATAAAAGAAAAAAATCAGAACCAAGAGAAAAGATAGAAAAGAATCCAAGAACACTCAAAGAAATAAAACAAGACTCGATGAGGGAGATATATGGAAAACCAAAAGAAAAAATACAACACAATCGTTATTGATCCACCTTGGGACATTTCTATGGGGGGAAAAAGAAGAGACAGACCAAATCAAGCTCAAGAGTTGCCTTATAAAACTATGAGTATAGAGGAAATAAAGAATTTTCCATTAAAGGACTTTGCTAATCCTGGTGCACACGTTTATTGCTGGACAACAAACAAAATGATATGGGAGATACCTGAAATATTCAAAGCATGGGATGTAAGATACTTTTTGTTGATGCCATTCATAAAACCAAGTGGAATGATACCAACATTAAAAGGATATCAATTTGCAGTCGAGTTTTGTGTATTAGGATTTTTTGAACCTCCGATGCAGGAGTTTATAGGAACAGGAAAAGTAAACTGGGTTAAGGGATTCAACAAGCCAGGAGAGCATAGCAAAAAGCCAACAGACTTTTATAATTTAATTAAGAGCATGAGTCCGGAACCAAGAGTAGATATATTCAGCAGAAGAGTCATTGCAGGATTTGATGCATGGGGAGATGAGGCACCAAAAGAAAGGCAGGAAGAATTATGATAACAGTAAAAAAATACATCTGGCCAAGTAAGGATGGATTTTACAATCAAAAATTAATCATAGAAGATGGAAAAATTAAGGACATGGAATGCAATTGTAAATGGGGCCAAGTACATCAGCATGCATGGAAGAAAGAAGAAAAAATCTGTAAGCACCTTGAACAGGCAATGATCAGTGCGGACATAGCCAGGAGAAGAGATGCAAAAAAAGATAGATAAGAAAGGATACTTACGAATTCTTAAACAGGATCACAAGTATTCAAAGACAAAAAATGGATGGATCCTTGGATAGATAAGTTTTTTAAATAGAGTAATCTACCTTCTTGTAGAGGAATTAATGTAATGTCAAGAAAAAGTGGTTTTATTCATTCTGAGGATACAAAAAAGAAAATCGGATTTGCGAATACAAAATATGGAAAGATTAAGGTGAAATGTGTAGTGTGCGGAAAAGAGAGCGAAGTTTATCATTATAGAATTGAAAAAACGAAAACATTTGTTTGTAAAGGAAAATGCAGGAGTGAGTGGATGTCGCAGAATCTGAGAGGGGAAAAAAATAATTTTTGGAAAGGTGGAAAGTATAAAACCGTCCAAGGATATGTTTTGTCTTATTGTCCAAAACATCCCAGTGCTAACCAAGACAATTATTTACCAGAACATAGATTAATTGTTGAAGCGTATATAGGAAGATACTTGGATAGAAAAGAGCAAGTGCATCATATAAACGAGATTAAATCTGATAACAGGATAGAGAACCTTATGGTTTTTCCCAGCCATTCAGAGCACATGAAATTTCACGCGAAGATAAGACAATTCGGACTTACGAATTCAATCAAAAGGCAAATTCGAGATAGGTGGAAAGGTTTAAATATATAATTCTATTCATATAATTATATGGATACAAAAGAGGACATGATTAAAAAGCCAAATCCGGCGATAAGAAAAGATATTCACGTTGCAACATTGAACAAAATAAAGAGTTTTCTTAACGAACAGATTGCACCAATTTATAAATCAGAAATAATCAGAAATTGCGGAGTGGATGCAAATTCATTGAACCTCGCACTGACAATGATAAAATTTAATACAGATGAGAAAGGAAGAATATCAATCAAGAGGAACAAAAATGCCTAAACATATAAATAAATTAGATCTGCATGAAAATATGCAGATAGGAGAATAACTTGTGTTACCGTTTTTTTGGAAAAAGATATTCGAAGTTTATTTTTTCAATCAGGGAAGGAAAAAATATTCGTGATTATAGCAAGGATGTAGACATGACAACAAATCATCTGTCTGCAGTAACTGACTATTGGGAGAAACTCGGATTGATAGAAAAAGTAAAAGAAGGTCGCGAGATAGAAATAAGACTCACTGAAAAAGGCAAGGAATGGGTTACAATCATTAAAAAATTTGATGATTTTGCGAACGAGCAAATAAATAGAATTCAAAAAGGAGGCAAATAATGGAAGCAGAAAATCAAGAAGAAACCAGCACAACAAGATTCGACGAGAGAAGAAAGGAACTGATCAACACAAGGACAGAAACCAAAGAGACGGAACTTGGAATTCTAAAAATAAGAACCGAAGGAGTATATCATGAAGAAGGAATCAAGAAAGTAGTTGGAGACCTGGAAAAACAGAAAAAGAATTTCGAGAAGAATATTGAAGTCTTGAATGAGAGAATAGAATCGGCTCCAGAGATGACCCTTGAACTGCAGAGATTAGAGGTTCAAATCAAAGAACTGAACCTCATAAACTACAAGAGAAAGCAAGACGAAAAGATGCTCAAAAAAGACCAAGAAGATTTGAAGCAGAACGAGGAGAATCTGAAAAAGGTCGAAAAGGATTTAAGAGAGATCAAAGAGGCAATCAATTCAAGAATGAACTTGAATTAAAATGATAAGGGGTATATGCCTATATTGCAGAAAGAAAAAGTGGCTTACTAAACATTCCAAGATAGGACATCACTGGCCTCCATTCGAAAGAGTGTGTAGGAAATGCCACAATGAGATTCATGGGATTAGAGAGCATAAGACAGGAAGAAAATACCAGCCAGGAACACCCAAATTTAAAATAAAATGAAAGAAAGAAAAACAATCAAAGTGATGAGAGAAGAAGAAGTCTTAATGACAATTTTCACGTGTGATCAATGTGGAAAGAAATCTCAACCAGAAGAGAAATTCCCATATGATAAGGATTGGTGTTATCTTTATAATTTTGAATTTAAACTTGCTCAGACTGGAAGATTGAAAGAAGATGATAAACACTTCTGCTCAAAAGAGTGCATGGAGAAACATATCATTCAAACATTTAAAAGGAGTTATACTGTTCTATTCGGATAAAATGAAAAATAACATAGGAGAGGCAATACTACTGCTTGGATGTGTTTATTTTCTTATTAGCAATGAATTCAGATGGTATGGAATACTCGGAATATTCTTTTTAATTTTACTTGCAATAGCATCATGGGGATATCATCACAATCCAAAGGAAGCAATCGAGAACATGAAACTAACAAATGAAAAATTAAGACTGGAAATCCAATTAATGAAAGCACAGACTCAATGGTACATTGCTCAGGGTGCAGCAATTATGAGGGGATTGAGGAGACAATGAAAGATGGAAAAATCAGATACTTCAGTATGTTCTCCGGAGTCGGAGGATTCGAACTCGGAATTGGAAATCGCGCAGAGTGCATTGGATTCAGTGAAATCGACAAATATGCCTCTGAACTCCTCTGCGCAAAATGGCCAGGCATCAAAAACTATGGAGACGCAAGAGAGATTAATCCAAGAGAACTACCAGAATTTAATATGCTCTGTGGAGGATTTCCTTGTCAAGCATTCTCAATCGCTGGAAGAAGAAAAGGATTTGAGGATACACGGGGCACAATGTTTTTTGAAGTTGCAAGAATTGTTGAAGTTAAAAGACCTCAAATTATACTGCTTGAAAACGTCAAGGGCTTACTCAATCACGACAAAGGGCGTACTTTTTCCATCATCATTCAAACGCTTAATGAATTGGGGTATAACATTCAGTGGATGGTTCTTAACAGCAAGTTTTTTGGAGTGCCCCAGAACAGAGAAAGGGTATTCCTTATCGGAAATATTAGAGGAACAAGTAGATCCGAAATATTACCTTTCAGAAATTATGCAGAACAGATTCAAGGAATACATGAAGAGCAAATTGCAAACTGCCTCACAGCCAGATATCCAGGGCATTGTACTCTTGGAGACATCAAAAAATCAAGAGGACAAGTTGTGTATGATAGAAAAGGATTTGACTCAAGAACAAAAGGATTCAGAGAAAGTCTGATAAGCCCAACCTTAAGTACAAAGATGGGAACCGGAGGAAACAATGTTCCAATGGTGGTTGCAATGAGGCAAAGAGATCGCCATGGAAAGAATGAAGAGCACATCCAACAATTCGAACCAAGGATGGATGTAACAAACACCCTGACCTCAGTTGAAAAGGACAACTACCTTTTTGATGGATCACTCCGAAGATTTACACCCAAGGAATGTGAGAGACTTCAATCCTTCCCTGACAATTGGACAGAAAACACAAGTTTTAAGAACTCTGTCAAATTAATAAGCAAGATATGGAAAGATGTAAAATCAAAGAATGCGGAAAATCAATTGTTATCCGAAAAGAGAAACTATGTCTCAAACATTATAAACGATGGAAAAAGTGGGGAGATCCAAACATTACCTATGGAAGAGATAGAATCAATTCAGGAAAATGTAAATGCACAGGGTGTGATAGAGATAGTTTCTGTAGAGGATGGTGTATGCGACATTACCAATCATGGAAAAGGTATGGCAATCCTTTACAATCCGAACAATATCTCAAAGATAGAAGCAATAACAAAAAAGAACCTTATCTTAGAATTAATGGAAAAGAGGAACATCTCAGAATTTTTGAAGATCACCTTGGAAGAAAACTTATCAAGGGAGAACTTATTCATCATATTGACTTGGATAAAAGAAATAATAAAATCACAAACCTTCATCTCAGTAAAGACAGGAAATCCCATAACCAAAGCCATTATAGTCTACAAAAAGTTGGAGCAGAATTATACAAACGAGGGATTATTGGATTTAAGAATGGAGAATATTTCGTATTTCAGCGACACACATAGATACAAGATGATGGGCAATGCAGTAACAGTCAATGTTATTAAAGCAATTATAGAAAAAATATTATGAGCACAAAAGTTAAGGAAAGACTCAGAAGGATGGCAATTGAAATGACGCACGAGCAAAGGATGGAACTGGATGCGGCCTTGGAGAAGCTGTACCTTGCAGCAGGGGGAATCATAGCAAAATCTTCAGACAAGGAAAAGGCCTGCGACCAGATAGTGGATCAGGTACCAGATGACAAATTCAGAAAGTTGGTCATGCTAATTAAGAAAAAGAAGAAAAAAATAGCAATGGTGAACTAATGGAAACAGAAAAAATTAAGATAGAGTACAGAAACATCAACGAAGTCCGACCTTACAAGTTTAACCCAAGAAAGAACGAAAAGGCAATAAGCGTAGTGGCAGATTCGATAAGGCAATTCGGGTTCTTAGTTCCGGTAGTAATTGACCAGGACAACGAACTAATTGCCGGACACACAAGAATAGAAGCAGCCAAACTGCTTGGAATCATAGAAATCCCAACAATCAAAGTTGAGAACTTAACAGAAGAACAGATCAAAGCCTTCAGGTTAATGGATAACAAATCCACAGAGTACGCAAGATGGGACAGAATTCTTTTAAAGCACGAGTTTGAATTTTTGAAAGGAAAAATAGATATGAAATTTACCGGATTCAGAGAAGCCGAAATAGACAAAATCATGGGCTTACCAGCCATGGACTCGAAAGGAAACAGACTTGGAAAATATCAGATCGATCCAAACAAAGTCTACGTCTTAGGAGATCACAGAATAATCTGCGCAGATTCAACAGATCCAATGACCTACATAAAATTAATTCCAACAAAGACAGAGATGCAATGTGTGTATACAGACCCACCATATGGAGTCAGTTATTCAGGAACAAACAATGAAAATGGAAGAAGTTGGGATGTTATTGCCGGAGATCAACTCAGAGGAGATGAACTATTTGATTTACTTAGCAAAGCCTTTAAAGAGATTAACCAGTATCTATCAAAGAACTCTGCACTTTACGTGTTTCATGCCAGCGCAACACAGATGATTTATGAGAGAGCATTAAACTATGCAAGTTTTCAGGTCAAGCAACAACTTATATGGGAGAAACATCATGTACTTGGACATAGTCACTACCACTGGAACCACGAACCAATCTTCTACTGCTGCAGGAATGAAGAGACAGCTAAGTATTACGGGACCAGGGACAACAAAACAATAATAGATACAGCACTTCTTCATCCAGAATCGATAAGCCAAATGGAAAAGGAAGAGTTACAAGCAGTTTTAAAGGAGATTATAGATAATTCCACAACAAACAGATTCGAGAAGGATCCTACAAAAGACTACGTGCACCCAACACAAAAACCAGTCAAGCTCGCAGAGCACTTCATTGTAAACAGCACGAAACTTAATGAGAACGTACTTGACATGTTTTTTGGTAGTGGATCTACCCTCATTGCCTGTGAAAATAAAAAACGTAAATTTTTTGGTGTTGAAATTGATCCGAATTTTTGCTCTCATGCTATAGAACGCTGGGAGAATTTATGTGGTAAAAAAGCAGTCACTGAATTAAATGAGCCTATGAAATTGAGGTAATTCTTAAAAAAATAAAATGGCAGACAACCCAAAATCAACAAAGAAATTGTCTGAATTGTCCAAAAAGACAGCTAAAAAGGAAAAAATAGCTCGATATGACTTTTCTGGGGGTAAGCAGACAATAAGCAGAAAAAAGGACGCTATAAGACTCTTGGACGAATCCTTCCACAACATAGCTTGGGTATGTGCCCAGATGGGTATACAAAGAAGATCCTTCAAGAGATGGCAACAAACCGATTCAGAATTTGATAGGGCCTGCAGTGAGATCTGGGAGGGCATCTTGGATGCGGCAGAGGTGCATCTACAGAAGAATATCTCCTTAGGAAAAGAAGCAAGTTTAATATTCTTTTTAAAGACCAGGGCAAAAGACAGAGGTTATGTTGAAAGAACTGAAGTAATGCATTCAGGGAATATCCCCCCTGCGATATTTCATGAGACTGTTCTATCAAACGAGGAAATAAAAAATGCAAAAAATCAAGGAACAGGTGTTAATCCTGAGCATAAAACAGAAGGAAATACTTCAAGTTCTGGATGACAAGATTCATACTGAAATATTCATGGGTGGAGCAGCAGGTGGAAGTAAGTCATTCACTGGATGTTATTGGCAGATAAAAAGAAGGTTAATGTATCCCGGAAGTAGAGGATTTCTGGCCAGGGCACAATTGAAGACATTAAAAGAAAGTACTTTATTGACTTTTTTTGATGTATGCAAAAGGCTTGGATTAAAACAAGGTGTAGATTACAATTACAATGTCATGACCAGTGTAATTAAATTCTCAAACGGATCAGAGGAATATTTAAAAGATTTATTTTTATATCCAAGCGACCCAGACTTCGTGAGTCTTGGAAGTACAGAGTTCACAGACGGGTTCATAGATGAGATGCCGGAAATTACAGAGCAAGCATATCAAATAATCAGATCAAGAATAAGATTTAAACTGGATGAGTTCGGACTGATACCAAAAATAGCTATGGGTTCGAATCCATGTAAAACTTTTATTTATAGAGAATTTTATAAGAAGTGGAAGGACAACCAACTCGAGCATTACAAGGCATACATTAGAGCCAGTGTGTACGACAATCCATTTATTTCAGAGCATTACATAGAGAACCTTAAAAAATTAGACACAGTAAATAGAGAGAGATTGTTAAATGGAAACTGGGAATACTCGGATGATCCTCTTAAATTATTTGATTACGATAAGATCGTTGACATGTTCACAAATGAAGGAAAGAGAGGAAGAAAATACTGCATAGTAGATCAAGCAGGGTTTGGAAGAGATAAGTGCATTATATCAATTTGGGATGGATTGTTTGTCATAGAAGCGATAATGAAAGAGAACATAAGCAGTGCAGAATTAGATAAATTATTGACAGACAGATTAATTCCAAGAAGTCAATGCGCAGTAGACGAATCAGGAGTGGGGTTTGGACTTGTTAAGGATCTGCCCGGTATCATTGGATTCGTGGCAAATGCAAGTCCAATTAAGAAAATTAAAGAAACTGCCGACGACAAAATGATTCATAACTACAAAAATCTAAGATGCCAGTGTTGGTTCATGCTTGCAAATTATGTTAATTCAGGATTGATAGGAGTTTATAGAGGGATACCCATGGATATCCGGAACATGCTTGTAGAAGATTTGGAACAAATGAAACAAGTCAACGCAGACAAAGACACAACACTTCAAGTAATAACAAAAGAAGATTTAAAGAAATTAGGAAGTCTTACAAGATCAACAGATGCTGGAGATTCCTGGATGATGAGAATGTTCTTTGAAATTAATCCAAATGAGATGGCTTGGGGATTCCTTGACCTTGTGGAGACAAAGGAAGAATCAGATAAGGATAAGAGAAAAGAAATATTCGGAACAAAAGAGTATGAAGAAGAACGGCAGGAGCAACTCAAAAAGGTACATTTCGGACCAGTTGTAAGATAACCTTTGAAATGATAATGTTTAAATATTAAGCAAGAGTTTATTATTCATCCCTTAGTTCATAATCATGGCAGAGAGAAATCTAAAGAACCTATTTGGACTCATCGCAAAGAGTGTTCCTGCAATTGATCAGATACAGGAAATAACAAGAGAAGGGATCCCAAAAGCATTTATTCCTTATTTTTTCTACAAACCGCCATTTGGATATCCAAGATATACTGACTTAGTAACAATTAGGAGGTTGGCAGGAACTCCGTATGTTGAAATGTGTATCAATCTTATTCTCGACGAGATGTGTCCTATTGAGTGGGACATAGTAACCGACGATGGGATAGAATTAAATGATCAAAAGCAGGAAGAGATAGATCATATTAAAACATTTTTCGAGAACCCGAACACGAATAAGGAAAGTTTTGAGGAAATCAGAAGGCAATATCTTCGTGACGTGCTTGAAATAGATACTGGAGTAGTAAATAAGATGTTCAATCTAAAGGAAGAGATGGTTGAAATTGTGGCCAGGGACGGAGCGACATTCACAAAAAACCCAGACATTTACGGAATGTTGACAGATCGTGACGACATAATTCTCGAGAATAACATAGCAATCGGAAAGAAAGAAGAAAGCCTTGTATTTACGACACCAAATATGATAAGTTCGGCAGATGTAAGAGAACGTGCTGCATATTTTCAATATGGATGGAGTACTGTTGCAAGGCCAGTGCCATTCGGAAAAAAGGAATTGGTCTGGTTCGAGAAGAACAAAAGAACAGACACAATCTACGGAAGAGGAATGGTGGAAATCCTCGCGAACACGATTCAAACATTTATTTACGCAATAGAGAACGACCTTGAATTCTTTTCAGATAATCAAATCCCAAAAGGGATAATCGGACTTGAAGGATCAAACACAGAAGAAATCAAAGCATTCAAGGAGCAGTGGGTCGAGCAACAGAGGGTAAAAGACAATGCCGGAAACTGGAAGAAGAAGATGCATACTGTACCGATTACAGGAAAAATACCAAAGTTCGAAACAATTCAATTCACGAGTGCAGAGATGGAACTAATTGAAAAGCAAAAGTGGTGGGCAAAGATGGTATGGGCATGCTTTGGTGTGACCGGATCAGAATTAGGATATACAGAGGATGCAAAAGGAATGGCCAATCAGATCGTACAATCAAGCACATTCAAGAGAAGGACTATATATCCTTTATTGAGGCTTGAAGAGTACAGAATCAATCACGAGCTTATTTCAGAGTTTTATGAAAGTGCAAAAAAGAAGGAAATCCAAAAGGCCATGCTTAAGGGATTGGATCCAAATGCAGCAAAAGAACAAGTAAATGAAATGGAGAAGAAAAAGACACTTCCATATCAGGGACTCAAGTTCAAGTTCATGGTGTTCGACGTAGAAGAGGAAACAAAGAAGGCTAATTTGTATAAATTACAAATAGATGCCGGAACCAGGACAATCAACGAAATCAGAAAGGACGAGGGACTCGAGGAACTCGATTGGGGGAGCAAGGATCCAAAGGAGAATCTGAATCAGGGTTTTGGAAACAACGATTGGGGAAATCCATCAGGAAATGAAGCGAACAAAAAGAAGGAGGAATCAAAACCATTTGAGAAAAAGGATATAGAAACAAAGCCGGGAATGGGTCATTCAGACAAGTGGTGGGAAATTTATCATGCGCTTAAAAAAGAAGGTCACTCGGAAGAGAGTGCAGCCAAGATAGCAAATTCACAGGAAGAAAAAGCCATGAACACAAATGATAATCCACTTATTCTCCGGGAAGGTGAAAGGTTTGATGAGGAAAGATTAAAGAAAGGAATGGTTTATTTAATGCGACAAAAAGCAAAAAGCATAATAGACTTTATTCAGAAGCAGAAGACTGATGAACAGTTGCACAAAATAAAGATGAAGGATATAACCTATTTGCCAAAGGTGATAAAAGATTTATTCACAATGAATGAATTAAAAGTCTTATCAGACGAAACAATAAAACAAAGGTTCATGATAGGATGGGAGTCCACAGAAAAACAACTTGCCAGAAATATATTCCTTAATAGTTCTGTTTTAACATTCCTTCAGAGTTATACATTCGGGAACATCAAAGACATGGCAGAAGAAATTAAAAATGATTTGCGCGCAGAACTTGAAAGAGCAATAATAAACGGGGAATCAATTCCAAAGATAATAGATAGGGTAGATAAGATATTCGACGTTAATGAAGCCAGAGCAGAGGCAATAGCACGTACGGAAACAAACCGCGCGGAAGGAAACGGAAGACTGCATGCATTCAAGGCAAGCGGATTAAAAGGATACAAAAAGAAGTGGGTAACTTACCATGACGCGAGAACAACTGATATATGCAAAAGAATGGACGGCCAGATTGTTGGGATAGACGAAAACTTCAAAGATGAGAAGTCTGGGTTCGAAGGACCATGCAACCCATCGCATATCAACTGCAGAAGTTCCGTAATTTACATACAAGATGAGGAATAATACTTAATCTTATAATCCATAATCCTTAAATATTGAAAAAGTGTTAATTGGTTATGGAAAATCAGTTCATATTTACAAGACCGCTTTCTTATGAACTGAAAAGCAATGGAGATTTATTTATTAGCCTTGATATTTCTACAACTGAACCGGATTTGGTTAATGATATTGTAACAGTTAACTTCTTGAAATCTATGCAGAGGCAGATTATAGATCGTAATGTGAAGCTTGACATAGAACATGAATCATTCAGAGGAAAATCAGTTGAGGAAAAAGAAATCAACAAAACAAAGATACCAGCAGGAAGGATGCTCGAGCCAGAGATAAGCGAATACAAAAATGAAAAGAACGAGACTCATCACAGATTAAATATCAAAGGAATAATCAACAAATTCAGAAACGATTTTGAGAATATAAAAGGAAGTATTATGGAGAAATTCCTTGATGCAGGAAGTATAGCATTCATTCCAACAAAGTTCAGAAAGGAAAGTAAGAGTGGAATTACATACAGATATCTCGAAGACGGAATAATCTTAAACACGGCATTGACAGGAAATCCTATTAATACAACCGCGCAGATGAGGTCAATAATTTCAAAGTCATTGGATTCGTTGGAAGAATATCAAAAAAGCAAAGAGACAGATCCGCATGCAGAGGATTTGTTGGAAGTAAAAAATCATGATCACTTAAGTGATGTTTCAATTAAATTACAGGAGGTTAAAAAAAATATGGGAGAGGATAAAGCAGAGGATTCTGTTGCCGGAAAGGCAGACAATTGTAAAGTCGAAGAGGACGAAAAGAAGAAAAAGAAAGAAGAGGAAGAGGAAGAGGCAAAGAAAAAGAAAGAAGAAAAAAGTCTTGAACTCAAATCCGAAGTCGACAGATTGACAAAAGAAAATGCTGAATTAAAATCCGGACTTGTGGCATTAAAATCACAGGTTGAGGAAATGAATGCAGCAATTTCAAAGCCAATCAAGAAGAGTATGCCTGAAACACAAAAGAAAGACTTTGTAGAAGAGAAGAAATCTTATCCTCTGGACTTATTAAACTAAGAATGGGAGAATTAGAAGGAAAAGGCACAGCAGATATCAGATATGAAAATGTCAATGATAGAAGCGCCTATGCACACTCATTCGGAGCTTTGAAGGCCGGAACCCGATACGTTGATCCAAAGACCGGATACGATGCGAGAGAATTTTTAAATGACAAACTTGAAATCGGTATCAAGGCATTAACCAGTACAGCAGGAGGAGCAGGAACAGCAGGATACGCCTTAGTTCCAATCTACGTAGATCCAAGAGTTGTTGACACAACAAGGAAAGAGACTCCATTAGTGGAGTTAATTCCAAGAGTCACAAATCAAGGATTGACAGCTGACTATAACATCATAACCGCAAAAGGCGGCGGTTATACAGCTTACGAAGATGCAGCTTTACCAGAGACCAACGACACAACCGACAGAGCAAGTACAGCGATTAAATTCCTGTACGCAGTCGGAAGAGTCACAGGACCAATGAATGCAGCAATGCCAAGTTACATGCTTGAAGGCTTTCAGCCATCAGGCGGTGGATTAGGTACAAGCACATTCAGCAACCAATCGGCTCCAAACGCAAAGCAGTTTGAAGTGTTAATGAAGGCCAGGGAATTAAGAGAGCTCGAAGAGAATCTCATTGTGAATGGAGATGCAAGTACTGATGCGACACAGTTCTCAGGAATTGTGAAGTTGCAAGGAACAACTAACGTTGTAGATTTGAACGGAGCAAAATTAACTTACGATGATATTGAGACAGCAGTTAGATACGCAGTCGACGATGGTGGAAGACCAAAGTTGGGTGTGGCATCAAGCTCAGTTGTCCAGGACATCAGAAAGATAATTATTGATACGTACAGATTTGCACCAAGCGACATCGCAGGCGGAGCATTACCATTCGGAATTGCAGCAAGCATTGTGTTACACACAATCGCAGGGCCAATACCAGTGATATTCAGCAGGTTCCTATCAAATACATCTGGCGCAAAACAGATATTTTTCTTAGATACCGATTGGATAGAGATGAGAGTTCTACTTGATATGACATACCAGGAAATGGCAATAACGAACGACTCACAGAAGTTCATGTTGAAAATCTACGAATGTCTTATCATGAGAAACACGGCTTTCAATAGTTTCATCGACGACATACTATAAATCCCTTTTTTTATTTTTCAGATTTAAAATATTTTTTTAAATTTACAGGAAAAATAAACGGAGAAGAAAACTCCTTAAAATAGAACTAAATAATAGGAGGTATAAAAATATGACAGCATTAGGAGAAATAGGAACAGTAACAGAGATTTCGCCAAACAGTGGTGTGAAAATTCTGCAAGTTACATTCCCAGACACAGTAATCGGTGGAACAGATACAGTCCAAATTGACTTGGGGGATTATGGATGCAAAAACATTCATGGAATTCACGTCTTTGATGAGACTACAGATGGTTCAGTCGTAGTACTAACCGCAGCAACAACAGTTGTAACAAGCGGAGTCTTGGTTGTGACACTTGGTGGTTCTGATACAGGAAAGAAGACAATAATCTTGTACGCTTACTAATCTGCCTTAACATAACATGGGAAGATTTGGAAATATAAGCGAAGAAGTAACTGGGAACCTGAAATTTACTGGAAGAACACAATTCGCCCAGGGAGTTGAAGGAGCATTGGGATCAATGAAAAAAGATACCCAAATCTGGTATGTTGATTCGGGTAAAACCGGACCAGCTGCATCAGGAGACGGATCAAGTCCCGATGAGGCATTCTTGACACTTTTGGAAGCTACAGCAGTTGCAGGAAACTATGATGTTATTCTCATTGCAGAAAACACCATTCAGACAATTGCGACTGCCGGAATAACTATCACCCAAACAGGGTTGAAGATATTCGGATCCAACAGGCATCCAGGAGACCAGAACTCATCAGTGAAGAAAGCAGTCGGAGCGACACCAATGTTCATAATCGCAGCAGATCGTGTAGAGATTGCATACCTTGCATTATCTATGAGGACTGCAGCAGCATGCATTCAAATTGGAACAGATGCGATTGCAGCACTTGGAGCAGGTGTCTATGACACTTACATCCACGATTGTAACTTTGATGCATACGCAACTGCAACATATGCGATAAGACCGCATGATGTGAGTGGAACATATGCAGATACAGTGAATTTGATAACAGAGAACAATCACTTCGACGGATTTGTCACAGCAGCAATATTGTGCAATGGAACAAGGGAAACACACAAGTTCAACACAATAAAAGTTCCCGCAGAAGGAATTGGATTCAATGTGATCAAGACTGGAGCAGGAAGATCATACACCGAAATCACTGATAACGATATATACGGACTGGCAGGAAGTGCAACTTGCGGAATAAAAACTGCAGGAAACTTGACAGCTGGACACGCAATCTGGGCAAGGAATTTGTTATCTGGGACATTCAACACTACTATTGGAAACTCTACAGGAGACCATGGTGTGCAGAATTTCTTGGGATCAACAACTGGTGGAACTGTGATTGACTGTAACAACTCAGGATAAGAATAGTTTATTTTTTATTTTTTATTAATTTTTGTTAGAAAGTGAGGGCTTAGCCCAAGAGCATGAATTAAACAAAACGGAGAAAGAATGCCAAATAAAATACAAAGAGTAAGAATGGTCGGAACGATAGGGGCAGCAGGGACAGCAACGGATTATAGCAGTCCAATATCAGGAAGAATCCTGGCAGTTCAAGTAGACTATCCTGCAGCAACATGCACGGTAGACATTGACACAGACGGAGAATTGTCTTCACAGAAGATAGTTGACCTTGCAGCAGCAAATACAGACGCAACATTCTATCCAAGGGCCTTCGCCCAGAAGATAGACGGAACAACTTTACTTTATACAACAGGGGAAGAAGTGCCTGTTGAATTTGTGGTTAATGGAAGATTGAAATTAAGCATCGCATCAGGAACAGCTATTCAGACAGTAACGGTTGACGTCTTATACGAGGAGTACTAATGAAATTCGTGAATAAAGGGGAAGGAACCCAAGTAAGGATAGAAGTAGACGGAGAATATCAGTGGATACTCTTGTGGCCCGGAGAAGAAGTTGATATCCCGGAACAACAGGGCATTAATTACGGTTTTGAGAAAATAAAGGCAATAGAGGGCAAAATAGGAAATGTTAAGGTAGAGACCAAGGTCAAGGACGAAAACGAGCCCATATCAAGTCAGGCAAAGGATTCTGAGGCATTTTTAAAGGAGTTAGAGGAAATTAAGGGAATTGGATTCAAAACAGCAAAAGAGATAGTTAAAAAGTATTCAAAAGAGGAATTAATAGATGCATTAAAAAATAATTATAATCAATTATTAAAAGAATTCAGAGATGATATTGTAAAGAAGTTGGAGGAAAAATATGCCAACGCGTAACGGAGCCTTCGAAAAAGTAACCAGAGAAAGAGTTGATAACTTGGCTCAAGAAGTAAAAAGTGGATTTAAATCCGTGACGGACAGACTGGTAAAAATAGAATCCGGACAACAGGAATTATTTAATCACCAATCAAATAGATTGCCGATGTGGGCCACAGTAACAATAACCCTTCTTACGAGTATTGTTGTTGGGCTTGCAGTAGCATTCTTAAAAGGAGGATAAAATGGGAAATTATGTTAGTATAATTTCTGTGAGAAGAACGGTCGGAATAGACAGTTCAGAGATTTCTGATGATGATGTAACAGCAATAATTACAGAAATTGAATCGCAAGTAGAAAGATATTACAACACGGTATTTACACCAAAGCAGAGAATAGACACTCTCGACGGAAATGGAACATATAGAATAATTCTTGATAAGAATCCCTTGTTGGCAGTCCGGGAACTGAGGATAGACGGAGATGACGAAGATCCTGCAAATCTTCATGTATTCAGGGAATCAGGCAAGATAGAATTAAACTCTGACGCGACAAACAGCACGTTTCTTGAAGGATCACATAAAGTAGTTGTTAGATATGTTTATGGATTTGTTGAGGAGAGTTCAACAAGCACCACAACAAGTGCCGCAGAAGTTGCCGGAACAAACGTGAGCGTGGCAGTTGAATCAATTACAGGATTCGCAGATGACGCCTGGGTGGAGATTTACGGAATGGACGGGAATAAAGAGGCGGCACAAATCAATGGGACTCCGAGTGCAGGAATTATAATCCTGGACGAATTGGTTTATTCACACGAGGCAGGAAGCACAGTCGTGAAATTACAAGTCAGTCCAGTCATAACCAAGATAATGAATATATGTTGTGGGATTGCAATGGTAGCAAGAATTATAGGCCAATCTTATACAGATATAGTTGGGTACACAATGACGGAATTCAGTGTTCAAAAAGGAGAACCGTACACCCAATGGAGGGAAACGGCAAGTCAATTGATTAAAGAAAGAGATGATTTACTTGGAAGAATAAAGATTAGGTCGTATATTGTATAAAATGAAAAAAATAATTATTCTTTTAATGAGCATGATTTTAATACTTGGAGTTTTTGTTTATGCATCTGATTTCACACCACAGGGAAATATTAATATGAGGGATGTTTACAACATAACAAACGTTCCTTATTATAACGGCACCACGATAAATATAACTGGTCTTTATTATGGAAATGGAAGTCAATTAACAGGGGTACTGACATCAGTAAACGAAGGAAACTTAAATGTGAATAGATCTAATTTTTGGGATAACATAAATACTCCTTTGGAATTCTCTACAATAACTGCAAGCGGATTGATAAAAGGAAATGAATTCTCTGGATTGTTTAATTGGACGTTTTTGCAGAACTACCCAAGTGCATGTTCGTCAGGTGAGTTTTTGGTTCAAGTTGGAGATACAATAACATGCTCAACTCTTTCAGGAAGAGGATATACAAATTTATTCAATTTCACAAACGGACCAGGATATTGGAATGATACTTATGCAACATTTAACAAGACCTATGGAGATACTCTTTATGCAGGAATAGAATGGGATTATAACCAGACAATACCAGCAATAAATGCAGTAATTGGATTCAATTATTGGAATAATACATATGCAACATTCAATAAAACATATGCTGATACTATTTATTCAACAATAAATGAGCCTCTCTGGA